GGTTTTCAAAACACATCGAAAACTATATGATGTCGAAGCACGAGAACCGCCCGCAGGCGCTCGTAGCGCACATGATGAACTGGGTCCACTCTGAACCACATTACGATTTCTTTAAAGATGCGTTTTTGGCGATGAGGAATGAGGACTCGACCAATTGTGGCCTAGAGAATTTGCCTGATCGGGCAACTCTTTTGCTCCATCTTAAAGGATTGGAGTCGATGATTGCCGAACCGGAACAAGTCGAAAGGTTCTTGGCCGTGGTGGCCGAGACCCAAGACTAGGCGAGAAGTCGCCTTATATGTTGTCGCGAAACCTGAGTGAAAAGAAAATTTGAAAAGAACTTACAATGACCGGTAAGAACAAAAATAACAAGCAAAAGACGAGCCAGGCAATCGTTGTGTATTCAAAACCTGCGCAAAAACAAAATAAAAAGAAGAAGAAGAGTGCTAATAGTAATGGAACAGACCCAGTCAGTGTTTACAAGAAAGCCCTCTCCATGCCATTTGATCCTACATCACTTGGAGCGAGAGTGCCCGATATGTATTCTTGTCCGACTGTTACTAGACACATCACCAGGACGGTTACTTTGACTACTAACGCGGGTGGTGAAGCAGATCTCATCATCTTGCCCAGTGCCTATCAGAATGCTGTATCCCCACGTGGATCCATTTCTGGAGGTTCTACTTGGACATTGATGGATGGGAATACTTACACTAACTCCGTTATCTACACAAGTGCCACCACCCTGTCGACTGCCATCACCAACTATCGTATAGTCGGTTATGGTGTCAAAGTGATGGGTACTTCTTCCATGACCACCTCGCAAGGAAGGTTGGTTATTGCCACCGCCGCTGTCGCAACCAATGTCAATGACAAACTTGCTACTGTCGGCGGGCAAGCAACCAACTCTAACAATGCTGGTGCGTCTATGGGGAATACTATTCAGCAATACGGCTTTCCAACATCAGCATCTGGAACAGTCGACATCACTCAACTTCCAATGGCTCAAAGTTCAGTTGAAATTTCCATGGTAAACGCTTGTGAGAAGCCTGTGTTTGTCTCCCCGAAGATCACGTCCCCTGAGGCTTTTGTGTTCAAGAACACAAAAGACTCGTCGCTTGGTTTCGGGGTGACTGACCAGACCTCAGTTTCGTTTGTCTCCTCTGGCGACCCGTCATACTTACGTGTGGCAGGTTTTGAGTCGGTCGCCGTCACAGTGACGGGCGGCCCAGTTTCTACCAGTGTGGTTGATGTGGAGATCATCTACCACTTGGAAGGACTGCCTTCTTATCAATCCTCCAGTGGAATCGGCATTGCTGGTGACGCTGCGGCTGTTAGTGTGAACCCTTTGGGTTTCCTCAACGCCGTTCAGACCGTTTCCAAAATGCCCGCTTTCCGAGCGGGGGTTGAGACCTTGGGTAATTCTTTCTTTCCTGGGTTAGGATCGCTCGCCAACAGACTATTTTAGAAGTTTGTGACTCATAGAGTCGTGAGCCGCCGTATGGTGCGTAACCATACAAACAGTTTCCCCACTCTGTAAAGGTGGGGGTGAGGGTTCCAAAAGTAAATCTCGG